TTGAGGATTACCAGTTAAATAAACATCCTGTGCTCCGTAAGCTACTAATTGAAGAAGACCACCACCCATTTACGCTATATTCTTTATACTATTAGAGGAGAAAAAAATATCAATTAAATGTATCTATATGTATTACTTAGATTTTATTATATAAAAATTAATATTAATTATTCTATTATAAAGATGTTCAAAGAAAAATCATCAAAAAAAAAATATATTTCCGACAATAATGAGGTTTTTACTTTAGATGCGATGCATAACAATATTATAAAGAAGTTTGAGCTTACTAACAAAGACAAAGAGAACTACAAGATATTGTTATTAGATTTAGAGGCTCAGTCTAACCTTATTATGGAAAATATAGAAACGTACAAGAGTATTCACGCTAACGACAAGGAATACGTAAATAATTTATGGACTAGCAATATTATTATAAGAGAGAAAATTATTGAACTTAAAAACAATATTAAAGAGTTAGATTCATATAATGAAGTCGAATATTATAAAAATACAAGCTACATATTATTTCAATATTATGATACTGTTGAGAAGCAGTCAAATATAAGTAATACACACACTTCTATATCGAATGGTATCTGTATTTCTTCGAGTGAATTATTGAGCAGGCAACCGAAGATCTACAAGAATGATTCCAAGAAAAAGAGATCATCTGTTTCAGCGACAACAATAAATGTTTTAGATGCTCTTAATAATTTGAATATGGAAAATAATTTAATTAGCGATAATAAGCGTCACGAACATATAGATAATCATAAATCTAATAATTGTCTTAGTACCCCCTACAGCTTCGGTAACCTCAGTAACCTCAGTAACCTCAGTAACCTCAGTAACCTCAGTAACCTCAGTAACATCAGTAACCTCAGTAACCTCAGTAACCTCAGTAACCTTAACAATCCTCAAAATCTTAATGCGACAAACATTCAGAATAATCAGAACATATATAACTATTCAAATAGCATTAGCAGCGTTAAAGAGAATATGATAGATAAGAGTTCTCTGGTAGACAAATATATGTCTATAATAAATAAAAAGTATGTTAGAAATGTTGAAGAGGAGGATATAGAGATATGTAAAAATTGTAAAAATCAGATGACCTGTTTACAACACGATGCTATAATTATTTGTAATATTTGCGGTTACCAAGAATTGCTACTTGTTGAGCAGAATAGACCAATATTAAAGCAAAATACTAAGGATACTTCGCATTTTAGTTATAAGCGTATTAATCATTTTAGGGAATGGTGTAATCAGGTTCAAGGCAAAGAAAGCACAGATATTCCTGACGAAATATTTGAAAAGATTTTAACAGAAATAAAGAAAGAGAAGATTGTGGATACGAAAACGATAACATATAATAAGATGAGGGATATTCTAAAACGTCTTAGGATTAATAAATATTATGAGCATATTAATTATATTATTAACAGGATTAACGGGATACCCACTCCGCAATTTAGCCAAGAGCTCGAGGATAAATTATGTAATATGTTTAGAAATATTCAAGCGCCATTTTTAAAGCACTGTCCGAAAGATAGGAAAAACTTTTTATCATATAGTTATGTTTTGTATAAGTTCTTTCAAATATTAGGACTAAATGAATATCTCAAATATTTTCCACTATTAAAAAGTAGAGAAAAGCTATACGTTCAAGACCAAATATGGAAAAAAATATGTTTAGAACTTAATTATGAAATAATACCTTCATTATAATAATTTATATTTTAGTTAAAACTTAAACTCCATTAGGGAAACCTACCATTCTGAAGCCGGCACCTAAGCCAACGCCTTGTCTTGCTCCTGCAGAAACAGCAGGAGACAACAGATCAAGTACGGAGAATGTACAAGCTGCGGTTAAAGCAAGCATCCATATCTCGCTCCAATCTAATTTATTATTAGGTAATATAAGAGCAACAAAAGCTACTATAAGTCCTTCAAATGCGTATTTAAGAAGTCTTATAACAACATCCCAAAAATCAACAGTATATTCCATTATTAATTTAACCGTTTATTATACTATTATTATATAATAAAATATTTTTAGGATTTTGCTTATCAAAAAATATATAAGATTTATAATATATATATTATTAGAAAAGATATTAAATGTCCACAGAAGAAAGCACAGCGAGCGTCTCTAGCGTTACTAGCGTAAAGGAGGTTGATTATCTAGATGAGGATAAACCGATTAGAGGGCAAAACTTTGTTTTACTATCATTTTTAAGCCCTGAAGATGTCCTTGTAAATAAGGAGGCGTATATGTTTAGCCAATTTATTACTAAATTTAGCAATGATATGACTACGCTTTTGGACGGTATCTCAGCAAAGTATAGCGATTCAAAAGACTTTGTTGATTCTATCAAAGAGAACAATGCCTATCTTTTCAATCCTAAAGATATGAGCGAGCAATATGGGTTTTATAAGTCTGTGAATAACCAAGAACTTGAAACCTCTTATCATCGCGATAATAACTTTGTAACATCTATCCGAGGTATCAAGGTCCGTGGTGTATTCGATACGATCGAAGAGGCCAAAAATCGCAGCGAGTTTATCAAGAAGATTGATAATAAGTTCAATATTTATATTGCTCAAGTAGGTTGCTGGTGTCCTTGGTCGCCCAACCCGGATTGCTTAGAAAATCAAGAATATGCGGAGACACAACTTAATACTCTAATGAAAGAGTATAAGAAGAATATGAATGATAAGGATGTTATCTTTGAGAATAGAAAGGCGTCGCTTGCTACGACCGCTAATGTCGCTGTATCAGAAGCTACTGAAGCGACTGAAGCGACTGAGGTAACTTCTGTTAATGAAGCTGAACCTGGCGTTGAAGCTGGTACCGCAGAACCAGAAACAATCGAGCTATCCGAGCTTAAAAACAGTATCGAACAGGTTGATGCATGGAGTTCTCAGAAACTCGGGCTTCAGTAAGTAATCAAATAATAACTAACTAAAAGTCATAGTACTCGGAGTACAAAGTACTATTAGTACCTTAATCTAATATTTTTTCTTATTTCTTAATATTAAGTAATGAAAGCAATAGCAATATTTTTATTATTTATAGGGTCTCTAATGATTATTCAAGGCTATTATAATAATAAATCAGTATGTAAAAAGGATAAGGTTATTGTTAAATATATACCAAGAAGTATTTATGAAGAGCAATTAAAACCCGCAGAAAGCCTTCAGACATTTTATAAGGGTATGTTTGAAGACATTTTATCAAACTAATCTATCTATCTGCTTTTGTTTATTCTTTATTTTTATCCTTAATATTAGTAAATGGATATATTAAAAGATATTGAGAAGAACATTCTAAATATCAATATGTATGATAAAACTGTTGAAACAGGGAAATTAAATCTAATTAAAAAGCAGATTAGTGATTATTTCAAATACAAGAGCGATGAAAATAATATAATAACCCAAAAAATGATGAAATATGAAGAAGAATTCAAAAGACCACGAGAACTAAATAATTACGAATATGAATTATTTTTAGGAAAGAAAGAGGAGTTATATAATATATATAGAGAAACCAAATCATTATCATCATTATATGATTATTTAAATTATAAATATGAAAATAACAAGAGCATTCCAGAAATATATACCTATGAACATATAAACTTTAATGAGAGAGCGAGAGGTACGAACGGTACGAGAGGTACAAACGTGGCTAATGCGGCTAAAGTGGTTGCTAAGCCTGCTAATAAAAATATTGACCGTAAAGAATGGATACAAGATGGTTGCCCCGACGGCAAAGTACGCAATCCTATAACAAAAAGATGTGTTAACGATCCCTCTATTAAAAAAGTTAAGAATGAAGAACCTAAGGAACCCAAGGAACCAAAAGTACCAAAAGAACCCAAAGAACCAAAAGTACCAAAAGAACCCAAAGAACCAAAAGTACCAAAAGAACCCAAAGAACCAAAAGTACCAAAAGTACCAAAAGAGCCTAAGGAACCAAAAGAACCCAAAGTACCAAAAGAACCCAAAGTACCAAAAGAGCCTAAGGAACCGAAGAAACCTAAAGTACCTAAATAAAAAATATAAAATAGATAATTAAATAGATATATTATAGATATATTATGGTAAAAAATATAGAAGATAATAAAGCATTTAGATTAAACTGGTTCAGTTTTATTTTTGCCTTTTTATTAGGAGTTATATATGTGTATATTTCTTCGCCGCCAATCAGAAATGTTATAAAATACCCAACACCTTATAATGCGAATAAAATAGTATATAAGGATCATAATAACCAATGCTATAAATATAATGCTGAAGAGGTTAAGTGTACTGAGGCATCATTAACACAACCTATAATATAGATAATATAGATATTATAAATATAATAATACTTACTTATTTTTTAAATTTTTATAGATTAGAATAGAATGAATAAAAAGGGTCTTGGTAAAGGTCTTGGTAAAGGTCTTGGTAAAGGTCTTGGTAAAGGTCTTGGTAAAGGTCTTGGTAAAGGTCTCACGAAAGACCCTTCGGGCGCTTCGGGTTTAAGGGTTACTATCGACAGATTGTTTTATGACGAAACAGGGCAAATAATTGTGAGCGCCTTATTTGGTCTAGCGTTAGCGTTACTTTTTAGACGTATATGTAAAGACAATTGCGTATTATATTCAGCACCAGATATTAAAGATATTGAAGGGAACATATTTAATCTCGAAAATACTTGTTATAAGTATAAGTCATATCCAGTTAAATGTAATTCTATAGATAAACCATTAGACCCGTACGATATAAATAAAACTCCAGATAATCTAATTAGTTCGCCTGGATTTTTTGAGAAAATGTTTTTTACTCCTACATAACTATATAATGAGATGTTGCGTAATATAATTTATATTGAAAATATTATATATCAATAGATATAACTATAATAATGTCGACACCTATTAACACATTACCGCTAAAAACACAACACGCTGGCGCTGCTAACGCTGCTGGCGGTGCTGGGGCTACCGACATGAACGACATTAACGACCCAATAGTTCAAGATGTTTTAAATGAATTCCAAGAAGAATTAATGATATCTAAGCAACCTAAATCTTCGCAACAGCAGCAAAGTCAGTATATGCCTCAAATGTTACCGCAGCATCCGCAGCATCCGCAGCATCCGCAGTACCCACCGCATCAACCTCATATGCCTCCATCTCCATATCCATCGCATCAGTCACCTATGTTATATCCACCGCACAATAGCAAATATGATAATATTTCGTCATATTTAGATACTGATGTCGCAAAAAAAAGTCTGATATTAGTGATACTGGCTATAATAATATATCATTCGGGTATTATTAATACGGTTTATGAAAAGATGCCTGATTATTTACAGGAAAATTTAACTAATTTTGATATATATATAAAATCCATATCACTATTTACTATCATTTACGTATTATCATTCTTTGAGTATATTTAGGAATTAGGGCCTTCGGACATTCGCCTCTTCACCTCTTCGCCTCTTCACCTCTTCAGGCATTAGAACCTTCTGTAGTCAGCATTAACAGCGTTATTAATATTATTACCTTGTGTATCTAAGCTTGTTTTTGTGGTACTTGACGATGATATTATATTGAAATTTTTGAGAATGAAAAATACAGTTACAAAAAATGTCGTGAATATCACAAATACTGTGATACCAAATAAGATTGCGTAGGACATAGCATCATAATTATTTTTATTAATCACAACTATCGCTATAATAATTATAGCATAAAATAAGATGAATAGCGAAAATACCGATATAAATAAATACTGGTTTTTCTCGGACGAATAATATGCCCATAACAATGTTCCGCATACTACTAGCGTAAGCGCCGAATAACCTAAAATTGTAAATATTTGTTCTACTATTTTGTCGTTCTCAGAATTAGAAACAAACTGTTCATACATTATTTAAACAACCTCTTAATAATAATCTATATTTTTTATTTGTTTCTTGTATTACATATTATATAATTTCATATGAAAGGGAACCTAAGTATGCGCTATTTGTATCATAGCCACGCATATGTATATTTTTAGTATCTAATCCTTGCGACCCATATACATCCTCATTATATATACCTTTGTCTACGCCATGTAATTCATTATTATATTCTATAGGATTAACAATATTTGATTGTGCCGCTAAGAGGTTCTCTTCGGTTATATATGGAACAAGGGCTGCGTTAGCTGCGTCTTCTGTGTTAGCAGCTAAAGTTTTCTTTGAAGGCTGTTCTAGAGACTGATATTTGCCTTTATCTGTATTTAGATGAGCCATATTCATCTCGCATTTATCGTGATTGGTGCCGTTACATCCGTCGCTTGCGCTGCCTACGCTGCCTGCGCTGCCTTCTGATGTTTTTATACTTTTGAGTTCGCTTGTATATATTCTAAAATATAGTGATAATAGGCAAATTGATAATATAAATCCAAGAATATTATCGACAAGTAGCAAGAATAACATACATGTTAATGCTAAATAAAATTGGAACATAGCGTCTTTGAACAGGCCTTTAAAAGGGACCTCTTTAATAATTAATATAGATGCTAGTAATATTACTGCTATAGCTCTAAAAGAATTAATAATAATCATAATCTATTACTTTTTATTACTTATCTATTATAATCCATATAAAAAAATGACTGCTATATCTATATGTATTCAATAATTAACAACAATAACAACAATAACATAATAAGAAAATGTATTCAATATTATCAAATAACGGTTATGGTATATTAAAGTCTGCTCTGAGTGAGAAAGAGCTTGATAATATAAAGAAGGATTTAACTATGGTACCGCGTGTTAATTTTGACGCAGGAATGGCGAAAACAAAAAACAATAATTCTGCCGATGATTTAACCTTTCAGCTATATAGTGAAAATGAAAAGAGAATTTATATACCTAGGTATTACGGTTTCCAAAAGTATGGAGCGCCTACTCTATGTAAATTGACTAGCGGAGCGGATATAAATATTAATTTCATAGGGTCTCTTAGAGAAGCGCAACAAGAGCCAATAAGCAACTTTATAAAGGCACCAAACAATCCGCTTAAAATGGGAGGTATAATTTCGGTTCCTTGTGGTTTTGGTAAAACAATAATGAGCCTCTATATTGCCTGTCTATTAAAAAAGAAAACAATATTTATAAGTCATAAGGATTTCCTAAATCAGCAATTTATAGATACTATTAAACAGTTTGCGCCTGATGCGAAAGTTGGGATAATTAAGCAAAAGAAAGTTGATGTCGTCGGAAAGGACTTTGTGATTGCCTCTTTACAATCGCTTGCGATGCGTGACTATGATGCTAGTATATTTGAGGATTTTGGGTTTGTTATTATTGACGAAGTTCATCATACAGGCGCGCAAGTATTTTGTAAGGCATTCAGGAACCTAAATAATCCTATAATTCTTGGGTTGTCTGCTACCCTCAATAGAAAGGACGGTATGCGAAAGGTTTTCGAGTATTACATAGGAAAATCTGTATATACTATGAAAAACAAGGAATTCTGTGATGTTAATGTTCAGGTTCATAAATACTTTGAAACACATATTGATTATTCGACGATTAAACTTATGTGGAACGGCAAAGAGAATGGCGCAGGAATGATTAATAACGTTTGCTCGTTTAAACCACGTACTGATTATATAATTTCGCTTCTAATAGATATTTTAAAAAAGGAACCAGATAGACGTGTGCTTATATTGAGTGAGCGCCGTAATCAATTAAAAGATATCGAGGGCTGTATTATAGAGAATAAAATTGCTAACGCAAACTATGGATTTTATGTTGGCGGTATGAAGCAGACTGACCTTGCTATATCGGCTGAAAAACAAATAATTCTTGCGACATTCCAACTAGCGTCTGAGGGGTTTAATGTACCTTCCTTAAATACAGTAATATTCGCAAGTCCTATATCAGATATTCAGCAATCTATAGGGCGTATTCTCAGAGAACCTCCCGAAAAGCGAAAATATACTCCGCTATGTATTGATATCCTTGATGACTTTTCAATATTTAAGCGCAAAGGCGCAGCAAGATTAAAGTTCTATAATAACAATAAATACAAAGTGTCGTTTTATATGGATAATGAAAAAATCGACAGCGAAGAAACCTTAGATAATGGTAATGGTAATAGCAATAGTTATGGTAATGATGACGATAACCCTGATAATTCTAAAAAGAAGTTAATGTTCATCGAAGATATTGAAGACGAATAAAGACATATATATTATATTATATTATTATAGTAAAAGAATTATGAATTATGGTTATTATTATGTTATATTTTTTGTATTTATAGGATTACTAATACTCGTATTTTATCACAATCAGCCGTATCAGCAGCAGCAACAATATCAGCAACTTATACAACAGCAGCAACAGCAACAACAACAGCAACAGCAACAGCAACAGCAACAACAGCAGCAACACGACAAGAACCAAGTATTAGCAGCAAATAATAAAAATAAAATGAATATGAACGAGAATCATCTTAAGATATACAATGATTATTCAAATTATAAAAAAATAAATAATATTAATAATAACACAGAGAGCTATAC